GGCAACGCGGAGATGATAAAGTGCCCCTGGTGCGGCATTGCATTAGCGAGGCGCTATCCCGACGAGTACATAATCAAAAAAGGCCCGCCGGTAATACCGGATAGGTTGCTTCTTGTACAGGGTGGAGTATGACGAATGGAGCCGGAAGATATACGATGGTGTAGTAAATGCTGGACGCCGAGCACCCGCCCGCGCATAACCTTTAACGAGAAGGGCGTATGTAACGCCTGCGCATGGTCTGAGGAGAAGAAGGCAATCAACTGGCTTGAGCGGGAGAATTACTTTGCAACGCTCTGCGATAAGTACCGGCGAAAGGGCGAGCCGGACTGTATAGTGCCCTGGTCGGGCGGTAAGGACAGCATTTACGTAGCCTATAAGATGCGGGACGAGTTCGGGATGACCCCGCTCTTAGTAACCGTTCTGCCTCACCTTGAAACGGAGATCGGAGAATGGAACAGGAAGAATACTTGTCCAGGTTTCGAGAAGATGGAAATAAACCTTAAAGAGGACAAGTACAGGTCTCTGGCGAAGAAATACTTTATCGAACAGGGCCGTCCTAAGCATCCCTGGGAGACTGCCGTATCCGCCGTGGTAATCAATCAGGCTTGGAAGATGAAGATTCCATTCATTATTTACGGTGAAGAGGGCGAGCAGGAATACGGCGGTTCGAGTGGAGAAAAAGACAGGTGGAAACATCCAGTCGATAAAAAGTACCTAACGGAATTCTACTGGCAGCACAAGCTCGACTGGGAAATCCCGCCGGACAACGAGTTAGAGAAGATATTCTTTACTCAATACAGTCGGTTCGAGAATTGGAGTCCGACGAAGCACGCTGATTTTGCAATAGCGAAGGGAATGAGAACGAAACCCGTGCGCAGCGTGGGTACGTTTAGTTGTTGGTCGCAAATTTCAGACTGGCTACAGGGGTTGCATACTTATTTAATGCTGCTCAAATTTGGTTTTGGGCGGTGTACTTCCGATATTTCGATAGCCATCCGCGAAGGATGGAAATCGCGGAGTGAAGGTTTGGAATTGATTGAGGCATACGATGGGGAATTCGATAACGAACATCTTAATAATTTTCTCGAGTATTTCGAGATGGATAAGAGAGAATTCGATGAGACGTTGGCGAAGTACGCCGGTGGAGAGTTATTGGAGCGGGCGGGAGCGTTCGGTTCGGATACGGGGCACATCTGGTATTTGCAGGCTTGGGTCGCCAAGCTGCGCCGCAGGGACACTAAGAACGAATTAACCAGCCCGGAAAGGTTTGACGTGAGGTGAAAAATGAAAATGATGACGACGGCGGCAGTTGTGGAACGGCTCAAAAAAACAAAAAACGTTGCTCGAATTGACGTCCGGTTTTTGCGCCTGCATAAATTGTATCGTCCCGTTACGTTCGGGTTGGCTTTAAGGGGATTTCCGGAGTTGCAACTCCCTCATTACGCGGTGCACCAATGGGACTATGACATGGCCCGTTTCAACGTTTTTGAGCTAGGAATAAGGTCGTACACCAGACGTCTTAGGGATTGCCCTCATTGTGGAACGCTTTATTATGATACGGCGGCAAAAGACTATGACGTTCGGTTTGCGAATAACGTGAAAACGTGGCCTAATGAAATACGCGAGATGTTAGAGTTGTCCATAAGTAATAAAACTCAGGTATCTAAGTACGGCGGAACTAATGGCCCATCGTGGACCATTAGATTGTGCCTTAAAACAATTATACCAGAGATTGTTCAGGAAACGCTTTTGACGCTTGAACGGAAGAAGTATCCGTTTGTTGCCGTAGTTCAAGAAGCAGATTGGGCGGAAGCTAGAGTGGAGTTACGCGGTGATCCGTTATTGGTGGCCATGGATACGGAAGGCAATTTTTGGCTTTTGGCTGCTTTCCACTTATCGAATGGAGAACATTACGTTGCCTCAGAATTTACCGGAAAGGTTTGATGTAAGATGAGAATGCCCATCGAAGCGTCGTGTATTCAAATCATTGTGAATAACGTCTGCGAGCACGATTGTTGCCACTGCTCACAGCTTATCGGCCATCAGGGTAATCATTACCAAATGACGCTGGACTATTGTGAGCAAGCGCTTGTTTCCTTGCAAGGCCATCCAGGGAGCGTCGGCTTCTTCGGGGGCAATTCGTTACTGCATCCGCAATTTCCCGAATTGTGCGAATTGCTGCGCAAGTATCGGCCAGTAAAGGCCCGCAGGGAACTATGGTGCAGTGGAGCGAACTACGACAAATACAAAGAGATAATTGATGAGACTTTCTATCCTGAATTGGTGGCCTACAATGATCACAAAGACGGCCAGGACTGCTGGCATCAGCCGGTGTTGATAGCGCCTAATGAGGTTTTTGAAGATAAGGAATTGATGTGGCGGGTGATAGACAATTGCTGGGTGAACCTTAGATGGTCTGCCGCCGTTACTCCGCTTGGCGCCTTTTTCTGCGAGATAGCCTCGGCGATAGCGTGGCTGCTGAAAGAGAGTATTGGCATACCCGTTAAGCCGGGCTGGTGGCGGGAAGAGGAAAGTGATTGGTACTTTCAGCGAGGAACTATTTGCCCCTTATGCTCCGCCTGCCTGCCTATGCCGATGGTGGCCAACGATAAACAGGACTACGACGATATATCGGCGGGTAACTTGGATAGGATTATCGGTGTTTCGCCGAGATGTATTAAGGGTAAGTACAAGATTTTCAATACGGACAATCTTAGGGACTATTACAAGGGCCACACCTTCGAGCCGGAGACCGAATTCGAGAAGCGGGGCTGGTTCAAAGACTTTCCATTTTGGAAACCGAACAGATATAGAAATGTGGTGCGCCATTCGCCCGATGATAAAGACAATTCCAAAGACTAAGATATGTAAGGGATGTTACAGAAATTTACCTTTACAAAAGTTTTCTAAGCAAAAGAGTGGAAAGTATGGGTATCACTCTCGGTGTAAGGAATGTATAAGTGAAGAAAACTGCATATATAAACAGAGACCAGAGGTAAGAGAAAGAATAGAGAGGTAGTGAAGCATGCGCCGCAAACCGAAACAAAGTGATTCTCGTTTAGCCGCTTACGACGCCGAATTTCGGGCGGCGACGAATATGGCTCTCGATTACTGGTCGTTCATGGCCGCCCCCGAACAGGTGGATGAGCGACGAAAAGCGATGGAAACAAGAGAGTTGGCGAGGTTAAAAAACTGCTTTGAGACCACATAGAAAATGGCCGGACAATGACGTGTAAAGAAACTGCGAAACAATGCTTGGCGGACGCCACATGGCCGCCCCCGAACAGGTTGCCGATGCAAATTTATTACAGGGGCGTTCCTATCGAGGAATTTGATAAAGAAGACCTTATTAAAATTGTTGCCTTATGCCTGGAGCAATTAAAGTGCATGGAAACAAGAGAGTTGGCGAGGTTAAAAAACTGCTTTGAGACCACATAGAAAATGGCATCTTGTAATTCTTGACCGACTAATCACTGCGTTCCTCTTTTGTTGGTACAGTGTTGCGGACAAGGTGCGCCTGCGCCTTGCCCGCAGGCATTATGAATATCAATACTACCCGGAGAACGCACCGAAACATTTTAAGGCGACTCCGCTTGTCTCTATTATAATGCCCACGATAGGACGGAACGCGACTGAGGCGATAGATTCCGTTCTTGCGCAGACTCATAAGAATTGGGAATTGATAATTGTGGGCGACGGCGCGCCACCGTATCCGGCGTCTAATATCGGCGACGGTAGGATTAAATGGTATTGGATCGAAAAGGTTCGTCACTACCCCGACCATCCGTTTTATCAATGGCTTTCCGGGCCGTGTAGGGCGATAAACTACGGGCTATCCAGGTTGCGGGGGGATTGGATAGCCCGAATTGACGACGACGATGTCTGGCATCCGAGACATCTTGAATGGGCGCTGGAAGCGGCGACTAAATATGATTATGAGTTCGTATCGTTTCCCATTGACTTAAATGGCCGACAGCCAATACCGGACGTTCATTGCGGGCAAGCCGTTGGCGCAGTTCAGTCGTGGCTGTATCGCGGTTATCTGAGATACTTTGAGACGAATCTTCATTGCTGGCGCAAAAGGCGGAACGCGGTGAACGATATAGACCTTTCGGAGCGAATGGCGCGGGCCGGTGTGAAAATAACGTTTATTTGCGGGTCTGACACGGAGTCGCACGCGATTATTAAGCCGAGACTGGGCCTAACGGAAGTAGGAATTAAGGGATGGTTGCAAGAGGGAGAGCAAAATGCGCGGGGGCAAGAGTTTTCTGGCGGTGATACCGGCCAGGGGCGGCAGCAAGGGAATCCCGAACAAGAACGTTAAGGACTTTTGCGGCAAGCCGCTAATTCAGTGGTCTATCGAGGCCGCAAAAGATAGCGGCGTATTCGACCGGATAATAGTCAACAGTGATTCCGATAAGATACTGGCCGTGGCCGCTAAGTGCGGCGCGGACGTTCAGCCGCGACCTGCTGAATTGGCTTCGGACACGTCGCTGGTGGCGGACGTTATGGTGAATTCACTGCTTAGGCTCGGCGAAAAGTATGATTACGTTCAGTTGATTCAGGCTACGAGTCCTGGGCTAAGACCCGCACAGATACAGGGTGCGGCGAGAATGATTCAGGGCCAGCCGCCGTTTGAGAATTGGAAAGATAGAAACGCCGATATGGTTGTCGGGGTTCACAAGTATAAAGACCCGACGATAGTAGTCAAGGAGCTGCCGAATGATTTATGTTTGAAGGGTTGGTATCCTAAGCAGTTTAAGGACAAGAACAGGCAGGACTTACCGCCCGCGTACCGGATAAACGGGTACATCTACCTTGCCAAGTGGGATGTCTGGGTGAACCGCAAAGACTATTGGAAAACGAACGTTTACGCCTATATCTGTGATGAGCACGATGATATTGACATTGATACCAAATGGGATTGGGACGTTGCCGAGGCCCGATTCCGGGCGGCGGGCAAACATAGACTTTCGAGGTGGGAAATATGCAAAAGATTGCTAAAGAGGCTGGCAAGTTAAGCAGTTTTGCCGGCATTTATCGCAAGTGCAATTCCGGCACAATGGCGGACAAGCTGGCGAATCCAATAGACTTCCCTCGCCTGATAGATATTGAATTGACTAATCAGTGTAATCTTCATTGTGCTATGTGCCCGACTGGGCAGGGCATAGTCAAGAGGCCGAAAGGATTGATGTCCGCCAATTTGTTTGGGTTGATTCTCAAGGAGGCTGCCAAGTACGGTGCGGCTTTGCGGTTTGTTCGGTGGGGGGAGCCATTCATACATCCGCAGTGCCTGGCCTTCTGTAAACTGGCGCGGCAAGTGAACGTGCCCGTCTGGATAAATACCAACGGGACGCTAATCGACGACGAGGCCATTGACCGGATAATCCACTTGAGATACGGCCCATCGACTATCAAGTTTTCCTTTCAGGGTGTTACTGCTGAGCAGTACAAAAAGTGGCGAGGAGAGGATAATTTCGAGAAGTTGTTTGAGACTGTCGGTGAAATATACAAAAAAAGGGGAGCGTTCAGGATGCCGTTCATACAGATAGGGAGTACGATAACCGATGAAAGTACAGCAAATGAAGTGGCGGAGTTTCGGCATTTTGCTGAAAAAATCGCCGACAAAGTTGAAATTAGCCGAACAAAGAAAATTGGATTCGACCCTTGCTCGATGGCGGAAAACTGTCCTGAAATCTTTGATAAAATGTCTATCAACTGGGACGGGACGGTAGTTGCCTGCTGTGCGGACTATGATAACGAGATGGTGGTCGGTGATTTGGCCAAGAGCAGTCTCAAGAATATCTGGGATTTCGGCCCGGAGTTAAGGGAAATACGAGCCGATTTAGCGGCTGGCCGGTGGAATAAGTATAGGCTATGCGGAGGGAACTGTTATGATGCGGGGAATAGTAAGGCCGACGAAGGCCAGGCTAAAGGCGTTTTTCAGTCAAGCGCAAAATGAACGGTTCTTGAAGAACCCGCCGGTTTACCGGCAGGGTACGTGCGACGTGCACTATATCCTTTTGGGCTACGGGCATCCGGTAATTGCCTACGGGTGGATTCGCGGATGGGACGAGAATTGGCCCGATAAATGCCTGGGTCTTCTCGTCCACCCCGAATGTCGGGGACGGGGTTATGGCGAGTTGACGTGCCGGTTCTTATTGCAGGCGGGCAAGGAACGGAATCTGGCTCGCGTGCGCCTGCACGTTGACCCCAAGAACGAGTTGGCTCTGAGTTTATATAAGAAGGTAGGTTTTGCTTTCGACGGTGCAAAAAGAGCGGACGGTGAGATGATAGGATTTTACTGTTATGAGTAATAAAGAATTGATAGATAGTTTGCGAGTAGCGCTTAAAAACACGAAATTTCGTCCCCCCGTAGCGTCAGGCGCGAAAATTGAGATTGACCGCCGGAAGATTAAGAAGGGTTCTTTTCCAAACTATGAGCGCGTACATAATAGCCGAAGCGGGTCTCGAAGCGAATGGCAGCACTAGTGCGGCTGCGCAGTTAATTTTTGCCGCGTCTTTCTCCGGTGCGGACTGCGTGAAGTTCCAGCTTTACAGCGAGGAGACCGCGAATAAGGTCGGCGGCCGTTTGCCCGCGTGCCGGTTGGACGTGGGGCAGTTTGAATATCTCAGAAAGTACACGGCCAAGTGTAATGGTATTGAATTTCTCTTATCTGCTTTTGATATGGAGAGTCTAAAACAGTGCAAACTATTGGGTTGTAAAGCCGTGAAGATACCATCCGTCTGCAACGAGAATTGGGATATGCTGCAATATGCGGATGACCATTTTGACGTCATATACGTCTCGTCGGGCTTGGCGGGGCTTATTGGCGTTCCAGCCAAGTGCCTAACCTTGCTTTGCACCTCTGTCTATCCCTGCCCGTTTGAGCAGGTGAATTTAAGGGCGATAACGAACTATGACGGCCTTTCCGATCATACGATAGGCTGGGAAGTGCCCATAGCGGCGGTTGCCATGGGCGCGATGATTATCGAAAAACACTTGACAATATCTCGTAGCACCGACGGCCCGGACGCCTGCTGCGCCCTTGAGCCGATGGAATTTGCCGATATGGTCTATCGTATCAGAAACGTCGAAAAGGCTATGGGCGACGGTATTAAGAAAATCGAGCCAGGGGAGATGGGATTACTCTGGCGGAAACAACTGGGGTGCACGAGACTTGAAGATGAGGAGTATGCCGAATGGCGAAAATCACTTTAGTGGCAGGTAGTCGTTCCGACTACGGACTCTTAGAGCCGCTTTTGGAATGGTTGCAAGACCATAATTGCGGCGGGGGGGATACGAACACCCTAATTCAGCTTTTCGGAGCTTCTACGGCCTCTGGGTGGCCTTCTCGATGCTTCCGGGGGGCAAGTCTAAGGGTTGTGGAATGTTTCACGGATTCCGATAGTCCTGAAGGGGTCTGCGCCTCTATGGGACTGGTTTGTATGAAACTGCCACAGATATTGAAAGAAGGCGCTTATGAAAAAGTTATCGTTCTGGGCGACCGTTATGAAATACTTAGTGTGGCTTGTTGTGCTTATACTCTTGGCATACCTATTTCTCATATCGAGGGCAGCGATACGACTTTAGGCTCGCTGGACAACGGATACCGAGCGGCCATAAGGTCTTTGGCCGCCGAGCATTACGACGTGGAGGAATACGGGTCTTTGGGTTGTGTATTCCCGCCCGACGGCAATGGCCAACACTATCCGGCTCTGGTTGTGTTGATTTATCATTCGCACAAAGGCGACTGGGAAAGCGAATTGCGGGCTATTCTTGATGCTGTTAAACCTTATCGAACAGCAGCTTTTGGGTCGAATAAAGATGCAGACGGCAGAAAAATAAATCGGATTCTTAAAGAAAATGGAATTATTCCTCTTGACAATCTACCGCGTATGCAATATATTAACATACTCAGAGACGCGGATTTCATTATCGGCAACAGCAGCAGTGGAATCATAGAAAGTGCTTCTCTTCACATTCCCGCTATAAATGTTGGGGATAGACAAAAAGGCAGAATGAGAGCCAAAAGCGTTATCCAAGCCGACGGAAGTGTGGAGAGTATTAAGCAAGCGATAGAAAAAATCAAAGACTTGCAAGACTTTGATTTTGAGAATCCGTATTTTAGACCTAATATTGTGGAGCGCATAGGCAAAGGGATTCTGGGTTATGCCTGAGACAAAGATTTGCTCCAAGTGTCATAAAAAGCAACCCATTACTTCATTTCCGAAACGGCCCAATAGGAAAGCCGGATTACACGGCCACTGTTACGAGTGCCGTAGAAAATCAACACATAATTGGTATTTGCGGAATAAGCAGCTGTGTGGACATTGTAACGCTTGTTTGGCTTGGTATGAGAACAAAAGAGTAATCGTAGAAAATTACTTACGGTAGAGAGGATCGGAAAAGGGATTTTGGGCCGCTGAAAAGCGGAGGGATATACGACTTCATCGTTTCCCCTTTTTCAAAGCGCAAGTAGTGGTGCGCACTGCTACTTGCGTCTTATTAAAACGCGGAGAGAAAAATGCCAAGTTTGCAACTTTCATTTTCGGAGCTTTACAACGCCGTTTCAAAGTACGCCGGCACGTATGGCTCGTCCGGCGTATCCGGTACGGACCTTACCGACGCTAAGGATATGGTAAACGCGGCGTACCGAAGACTTCTTCTTAGCCATAATTGGACTTTCTTAACGCCTACCCGCCAGATTTCGACGGTGTCCGGCACGTGGCAATATGAGTTGCCCGCCGACTTTGTACGGATAAAGAGCACGTTCAGGTACTCGTCCGCCGACGCCTACCCGCCCCTGCGGGAGCGAATGTATGAGCAGATAGAGGAGTTTCGCGCCGTTACCGATACTACGGGTTATCCGACTTATTTTGCTCTTGTTGCAGGCGAGCACGCGTCCGAAACGGGTCAGAAATGGATAGTTACGTTCTTTCCTACTCCTGATGCCGCTTATACCCTTTACTATTCTCCTGAGATTTGGCCCGCAAAGATGGTGAACGACAGTGATTTGCACATCGGCGGCCCGGACGTTTCGGAGGCTTTGAAAGAATTGGCAATCGCTCAGGCCGAAGCCGAATTGGACGAGCTTGCGCCTGACCAGTCCGTTCACGAGAAGAAGGCCAGTGGCCTGCTTATGCAGGCGGTAATGAAGGACAACGAGCGGAGGGCGCATAATTTAGGCTATAACAACGACGAGAATATGGGCGGGGTAATTGATATAACTCGCGAATACAGGTTAAATGAAGTGAATATGGTTGACTTCTAAGGAGTTTTCAAATGTCGAAAGGTAATTTAGCAGAGGAAATGGGCGGAATGATTCCGGGCTACGCCGCGAGTTCCGCGTTGAAGGTCATTTATCAGACTGAGAACGGTGTTGTGCTGGGTATATGCAGTCTGACGGCCTTTACTGCGCTGACCGTCGGCGCGGATGCGGGCACTTACGTCTTTGCGCCAAACTGTCTGATAATGTCCATTAACAGCGTAGCGGCCAATTCGGTGCGCCTGGTCTGGAATACTGGTATTGGCACTGCGCCCATTTTCACCGGCTTGGTGAGTTAAGGAGGGTACCGTGGCGGACGAACACAAATATTGGAATACGACCAGGGATACCGTTTCTAAACAGTGGGGGGTAGTGGTTATCTCCACTGACGCCGCCGCTTACGTTTCAAGCCAGCCGTGTAAGGAATGTTGGATTAAAACAAAAGCGGGCAGCAGCGTCTATGTAACCTTCGATACTACGGCTACCGCGACTAACGGATTCCCCCTAACCGCGAACAGCTCGATGAATATGGCGGAAATTGGGCCCCTGCCCATAAGTAACCTAAGCATAATTAACCTCTTTCCTGTGGCTCTTTGTACCGTGTACATTCTTTGGCGCGCATGAGTTAGACAGCGTTTCGATGACATTTGCGGCAAAGAGGAATGACGTTAAGAAGATTGATTTTATCATATCCGCGCCAATGATGGTAGTCCATTGCCTGTGCGTGGCAATCGAAACATCGTAAGGTTTTAGCCGGAGGTATTTTGTGAGTGGCTATAGCACGCATAACTGCATTTCGGGCGCGTCCTATTTGGGGAGTATAATTTTTGTGCCAGTAGTGGCGCGCTGTTTCCAAGCCTTTTTGGCTATGTCTGTAGCGGTGCGCCGCTTCCAAGCCTTTTTTGCTATGACTGTAGCGGCGGACGTTTTCGTAGACAATTTTTTTGCCCTGCGCAGTTTGCCTGTAGGTAGCCACCGAAGCATTAGCGCATCGTTTACACCAGCTTTTATAACCTGATGGGCGGTCTTTTTGAATATAAAATTCGGACAATGATTTGATTGTGTGGCAATGAGTACAAGTTCGTTTTTGCATAGGATTAAATTGTCTAATAAGCGTTGCGTTTTGTCAAGGGATTTTTGCTTATGAATATCGAATTGCCTTTTCCATTTTTGGGCTTAAATACGGGCGAGGCGGTCGATAAGCAGCCGCTCTACACTTCCGGGCACTTGAACAACGTGCGCCCTTACGACGTTATGGAGATACGCAAACGCGGCGGGCAGAGGCCCGGCCTGGATAAGAAATACTCCGAACAGATAGGGACACAGGGATTCCCCGTCGTGGCAATGACGGAAATTACAATGATAACTTGAAATGACAATTACTGCCATATCATATACCAGCACGGTAGCGGGAATCACGGCAACTCAGACAACCTGGGGGTCTGGGGGCTATTATGGGATGTCCTTCACACCCTTGTTCCCGGCAATGATTTCGTCTTTTGCGTTTCAGTTGCAAAGAAGCGCAAATGCCGAAGGCGATTTGCGAATTGATTTATGGTCGGCGATAGTATCAACGGGCTTGCCGGACGCTTTATTGGACTCGTCTTTTAATTCGGCTTATGTTAGTGGACTGCCGACGAGCCAGACTTTGGCTTATCAACCTTTTGCGTTTGCTACGGGTGTGCAACTTGCGGGGAATACTAAGTATGTAGCGACTGTGATTGCTTCATCGGTAGGCGCAGGCGAAGAGTTATTAGCGGGGATAGCGGGAAATTCCACTTATGATTACGGCGGCTCTGTTTATGCCGTTACTTCAAGCGGTACTTTTCTGGCCAATAGTAATATCGACTATTTCTTCGAGTTATGGGCTGCTACTATCGGCTCGAATACTTTTACAAACAATTATCCCGACGACCGCAAGAGAAGCGCGAAGCTCGTCGCCGCAGCGAATAGCAGTATCTATCTGGAATCGCCTGCGGGAACGATGGCTGAAATTACAGTTTCGCGGGGCGCTATTGATATAAACCTTCCTATTGACCTTATTGGCGCTTACCAGAAGGTTTTCGTAGTCAATGGCGATAATCAGAAGATAATCGACTTCGTTAATACTCGATGCTATACAACTGCGTTAGGAGCGAATCCGCCCGATGTTGGCAATGCTTTAACCGGCGGAACGAGCGGGGCGGCGATTGTCGTTGATTACGCGACGGATATAGGCGCTACGACCTCTCGGATTTACGGAGTCCCGCAGAATACGGCGGTCTTTACGGACGGAGAGACGATAACCGGCACAGACGACGACGGCAATGCAATATCGTTTGTACTCAATTCTGCGCTGGCCGCTACGAGCGTTCCTCACTTTTATGATTGGACTGTTTACGGGGCGAGCGCGACTTTCGGGACTTTTCCCACGAAGCCGACGCTTGGCTGTTTGTACCGGGGACGGATGGTCTTAGCGGGTACGCCTTACGACCCGCACCAGTGGTATATGAGCAGGCAGGGCAATCCCTTCGACTGGAATTACGTCTCCGCCGATTCTCAGAGTCCCATTGCGGGCAATGACGCCGACGTGGGTAAGGTAGGCGATATTATTCTGGCTTTGATTCCCCGCAAGGACGATTTCCTTATTGTTGGTTGCGCTAATTCTATGTGGGTTATTCGGGGCGATCCCGCCGAAGGCGGCTCGCTTGACCCGATAACTCTATCAACGGGTATTTTTGGGCCTAAGAGTTTCTGCTGGGACGCTGAGGATAATATCTATTGGTTCGGTTCGGGCGGGATATACAAACTCTCCACCGGCGGCGAGGATTGGGGCACGGTCGAAAACCTTACCGCTAAGAGTATTCCCAAACTGATAGACGACGAGACTATCGACCCTACTCAGCACAGAATTACAATGGGCTACGACCGTATTCGGCACGGAATCTTAGTCTGCATTACTAAGGTTGTGGACAACACCAATTCCGCTTACTGGCTCGACTTGCGCACGGGCGGGATATTTCCTGAGTCCTATCCGGCAAACTGCGCCCCGATTAGTATGATGTTCTATAACGCGGACGACGATGCTTACCGGAAATTATTGTTCGGGTGTGCGGACGGGTATATTCGCTCTTTCGACGATACTGCTAAAGTCGATGACGACGGTGCGACGGACGCGGCGATTAGCGCCTACGTTACGTTAGGCCCGATGCCTATGAACCAAGACCCTGAACTTGAAGGTAGGATGATCGGCGGGTTCGTTACCCTTGCCGGCGGCGCTTCCGGCGGGGCATTTGACGATACCGACGGCTGCCAGTTGAATTTTTATCGCGGTAACGACGCGGAGACTGTTCTTGAAGATATTAAGGACGGGGCAACGGCTTTCAATTCAGTAGCTTTTACGGGCACGGGCCGCAAGACGAAGATAAATACTAAGGTTAGAGGCAATTACATAGCAATTAAGGCTCAGACAATCGCGTCGAATCAGACGTGGAGTTTTGAAAAATTCGTAGCTAACGTTAAGCCCGTTAAGGGCAGAGTAGAATAAGGAGTTTATTATGACAGCCTCGTGGTTAGGTAGCGATACGAGCGTTTACTATGCAGACCTTGTAGATGCCATTACAGGCGCTCAAGAAGAAGAGCAGGGCAGATACCAGGCTGGCTTACAGCCTTACGAAGAGGCTGCTCAATACTATGAGCCTGGGGGCGAATACGCTCAGCAACAGCCGAGTTATCTTTACAGCAGCTTTATCCAGCCTTATGTAGGCGGTAGCGGCGGTGCGCTTCGGAATCTATTCTCGACTACTAAGGCGGGCCAGATAAGTATGAAGGCCGCTCAGGAGGCGGAACTTCAGCGCGGGCAAATGTATTCCTCGGCTCAGCAGGCACTTGGCGAGGCTACTCAGAGGTATCCGATGATGCCTACGTTTGGTACAATACCAGACGCAATAGCATCCGAGTATAAGGCTAACGAGCAGCAGATAGAATCAAGTGGGGGCGGCTACTCAAACCCTACGTCCCCCCCGTCGTCAGCGGGGGAAAATGGTGGGGGAGCGGGAACCGAAGCAGCTGGTAGCGATAGCGGTACTTCCGGCGGTGGCGGTGGTGGTAGTACTTCCGGCGGTGGTGGTAGTAGTCAAGGTGAGTCTGCCTTGTGGATGGATATTAGTGGCAATTTGTATTGGGGTAATTATGGACAAGGTTCTTTAGATATGATGACTTATGTGGGCGGTTGGGATCAGTTATCGCAATTTTCCGGCAGTAGTGCTCCGATTACTTACGTCGATCCGAATACGGGACAAACTCAGAATATTGCGATGAGTGATTTCGTAAACCTCGCGGAGCAGTGGCTTGACGAGGGCGCTTAATGACTCTCTCTAAGCTGCCAAACGAACAAGACCCGATAGCTATTAGGCAGGCCATCCAGCGCCTGAATAAGCGGCTCGGCCAGCAGGCAATACCGACCTTTGCCGGAATATCCGTTACGGGCGGCTTGGCTATTGCCAGTACCTTAACGGCGGGGGCAATCAGCGCCGGGGCGGGTTCGTTTACGTCCGTGAACGCATCCGGCGGGGTGGCGATAGTAAGCGCCCTTCACGTAGCGGCTATTTCGGCTACGGGCACAATATCGGGCGGGGCTGGCATTTTTAGTAGTATATCTTCGCCGGACGGCTCTTTCGTGCATCTGGCGGTTACGAGTAACGCGGTTATTAACAGGATGTTAGTAGGCGGAATAACATCGTAAGGAGAGTTTTGTATGGGTTCACTTAACGATTATCTTGAAAATGCGGTTTTGAACGTAGTATTCGGCCAGGCTACATATACGTCCCCGACTATCTATATTGGATTGGCTACTGCGGCAATATCGGAAGACGACACGGGTACGACTTTGGCCGTTGCTACTATCGAGCCTTCCGGCGGGAATTATGCACGGGCGATAACGAGCGCGGCTTCTTGGGCGAGCGCGGCGGCGGGCGCGGCTACGTTATCTGTAGCAGTTACGTTTCAGTCTGCGACTGCTGCTTGGGGCACTATTACTCACTTCTTCTTGGCTGATGCGGCCAATAGCGCAGCGAATATCCTTGCCTTCGGCTCCGTTGCAACGGCTAAGACGGTGGCAAGCGACGATATAGTAACGTTCGGCGATGGGTCTATTGTGGCTACTTTGAGTTAATTATGCCGACAATAATAGCATCTTTAACCGCCGGAGACGATGCCCCGGCATTTGTTTACAATAGCAGTTGGATAGGCGTAATGTTCCGGTCGCAAGGACATTATTCTTTAGCCTCGGCGCAATTACTTTGCACCCGCACACCGGGTTTATCCACCCTGAATTTCAACATCTACAATTGCACTTCCGCAGGGCCAACCGGCACGGCCATTGCCGCTATTACGGTAGATGCTTCCGGTTGGGTAACCAGTCAGGCCTGGCAATCTTTTAATTTTGGAAATTCTGCCGTTTTAGATAGCGGTAGTTTGTATGGTTGTATTTGTGAAACTACGTCAACCAGCAGCGCAACTCCATTAGCTTGGCGGAATGAAACGGTAAATATAACCGAACACAAGAATATAAGAAGCACGAATTACGGGTCTTCGTGGATCATATTAAGTGATAGTTGTTTATTATTTACCGTTTTCGGCAGTGGTGTAACTTATTATCCGACAGGCAATATATCCGGTGTGTCTTATCTTAGCGCGTTTCCTCCGAGACTCGATGAGTATATGACGGGAGCGGTTTCTGCTGCTTCTTTCGTATCTGCTGCTGCGCCGGTAATAACTCGATATTGTAGTGGTACATTATTGGGCACTTCTTTCATTAGTGCTGATTCGCCCAGAGCTGATATGTATATTACGGGGGCAATATCCGGCATTTCTTATGTTAGCGCTTATTCGCCAGGAGTTCAAAGATATTTTTCGGGTAACATTACCGGACAGGGGGTAATTTCATCTCTTGTTTTTGTAGTAACTCGATACCTGACCGGCGATACCATTTATGGTGTTGGGTATTTGTCGGAAGTGGAAGCAGCTGGCGTAATTCATTATTTGACTGGAACAATTTCAGGTATTGCTTACATTTCCGTTTGGCTTAACAAGCAGGCGAACCAAATAAACATAGTAAGTAACATCTCCGCCGCTCCGCACCATACGAGGGACGGCAGCGACGGGCTGTTGGTAAAGGGCGGCGTGGAATCGCAGGGCGGGTACTTCACCGACGATGGCGTGGGCCAGACTATCACGTTCACCGCCCAGGATGGACGCACGGTAACGGTAAGTAGAGGCATAATAATTGCAATAAGCTGAGGCAAAAATGGTCATTACAAATACACCGGCGATAAGCGACGCGGATATGCGTTACACCCCAGAGATTCCTTACGGAATTGGCACAACTACGGAAGTGCCGGAAGAGGGAACGTTTCTAACGTCTGCTCCGAAACCGGGTGAAGATATGATTATGACCCCGGAGGGTACTTACATACCGCTTCGCTCCGCCCAAAACTACGGACGGTTCAAATATGGCAAGACCGCCCAAGACCCCGTAATAACCGAACTTTACGGCAACGCGGCGCGCCAGGCGGACATTTACAAGAAGATAAAGACCAGGTTAGACGACCCGTCCAACGACCTATTGGAGGAACTTGAGCGGCAGTGGGAAGTAGAATACGAGTCAAAGCGGCAAGATTTGATTAACAAAGAAAATGGCTTATTAGACCGTGCTAAAGCCGAGGGCTGGGACGACCGGAGAACCAGTTTTCTCCGCGATTCCCTATACGCCAAATTTGCCGAAGATGACATGAAACTCAAAGGCAAGTACGCAAATATACAGCAGCAATGGGGATTTATCGATAAAGAGGTTGCTCGCAGAGTGCGAGTAGGAGAGATTAACTCAAGACAAGCTGAGGAATTGGCCCGCAACCTAAAAATGCGGGAATTGAATTATGAATTTCCCGGAACGGTACGAAGTGAAATTGACAGAGAGGTCGCCCTTGCCTATTCAGAACAATTGCAGAGGAGCGGGAAAACGCCACAAGATGCCGATTGGATAGCAGGTGTGCCTGCGTCCGTACATAGGCAAACCGGGCAGGGAACTAACGAGGAGAAATTGGCCAAATTTAATGAACTGCGTGGCCGGAACATACCCGCAGCCACGGCGGCGTACCAGGCAAACCTGAATTTATCCCAGCTTGGCGTAACGGCGGGCGAATTGGCGGATGAAACTGAAGAGTGGATAAATGAGAGATTCGGCCCGCCAACAGGAGCGGGTGTGAGCGACGTAAACGCACCTGCTACGGGAGGAGGCGGGCAGGGGGCTGCTGGCCCGGACGCCGCAACCGGCCTATTTCAAATGTTCCCCGGCCTACCGCCTCACATTCAAGCTAAGATTCGTCAGGCAATTTCAGTTGGCGTGCCTATGGAAAAGTTGATGACCTCACCCGACCTGCAACCGTATTTATTGAAGTAGGAAAATGCCCGCAACACTCGATGAATTGATAGCCAAATATCAACAAGCCCCCACCGAGTCGTCGGAAGAGACGCCATTATCTCTCGATGATCTTATCAGTGAAAGAAAAGGCTTTGTCTCGGATTTGCAACCGCGCCCCAATATGCTTCAAGCGATGGCGGGAGAACGCCAGGCTATTGAGGAGCAGAAAAGGGAAGTGGCGGCGGAGCCGCTTGGAGTACCTTATGCCTACAGCCAGCCGGAGTTATTCGCTGATCCGAGCGGGTTCGACATACCGCCGCCGAAACGAAGCGGACAGACTCAATTCCTTGCCGACATCAACTGGATGGAGCATCAGGCTAATCTACCCCCTGAATTGAAGAAAAATGCCATTGACGCCCGCACCCTTCAGCGTCAGAAGGAGCGGACTGGAGAATTGGTTGACGAAATTCAGGGCCGCTATGATATGGAAGTCTATCAAGCGGAACTCGAAAAGCAGACGGGCAAATTCTGGACGAAAACGGGAAAAAGATGGGAGCGGGGCAAGCTCCAGTTGGCGGGCGGACTTGCCCACCTTGCCGGAGACGTGTCGCGGGCGGCAAGCGGCGGGAAATACGGCAAGTCGGCGGACGATTGGGCGAGAATGTTCTGGGACGTTCAGCAGAAGGCCCCCGAATATGCGGCCCTGGAAGAGACCCTGGTGGATAGATACTTCGGCAGTGCCGTTGAAACCGCCCCATTTATGTTGGCGGCGATGGCCCCTGCTGCTATGACGGGCGGGGCGACCTTGCCTTCGGCGCTTGGCAGCTTTCTCGTTTCTTACGGGGTAGAAGGAAATACGGCGTATCAAACCGCCCTCGATAGAGGAGCAAGTGAACGAGAGGCCCGGATTCGCGGCGCAGTCGTTGGAATGATAAATGGCGGGATAGAAATAGCCGGGGGCGGGGGCGGCAAGTATTTTAAGAATAGGGCAATCGCCGCCACGCTTACCAAGATGCAGAAGGCAAAGCAATTCGGCAGGCACGCCCTCACAAACGCCCTAAAAGAAGGTCTGGCTGAGGAGTTGCCTCAAGAACTTGTGCAGATAGTTGCGGGCGGCGATGTGCCCCAAAAGGCCGATGGTTCGGTCGATTATGATGCCGTGGCAAAGCGTCTCGCTGATTCAGCCGTTATGGGAACGATGCTGGGCGGGATTATGGACCCCTCTATCACCGGCGCGAAGTTGCTGGCGAACTATCGACGCAAGGCAGGCCCCGCAACCGATGTCGCACAGCCGCAACCAGGCACGATGAAGGACTTGGCCGGCGAGATAAACCAGGCAAACTACGAGCGGATGCAATACGACCTACTCTTGGAGCGGGCGAGCGAAGGCGAACAGGACGCCATCGACAAACTAAACGCCATCCAACAGCAAGGCGCGGCGTTGCCTACCTATGAAGACCTGCTTGACCGAATAAGCCAGGGGGACCTCTCGGCAGCCCAGGAAATCCAAGAGGGGCGATACTCCAGGGGAGCGGCGAAAACCCAAAAGGCCGGGCCGCCGCCTATCGGCCAAACGTTGAGGCAAGAGGGCGTCCCAGGCGCAGAGGCCGCCAGAATCAGTCCGGCGACGGCTCAGGAGCGCGCCGGCATAGCGAAAAAACGCACCAGGATTGCGCAGGAGCCTCGAACTCCCCCGGAACCGGGCCAGGGTAGGGTTACGGCCAAGATTGCGCCCCCTACACCCGTAAAGCCTACTCCTATTAAACTTGCCCCTGAACAGCAGGAAGCGATACGGCGGCATAATCAAGCCATATCAGAATGGATTAAGGGCGGCAAAAAAGGCCCAAGCCCTACAACCGTTAGCCAGGCAACAACCCCTCAGATTCCCGTAGAAAGCAAATCATTTAACAACTGGTTACAACAGCAAGGCGTGCGCAACCGAGCCGCTATTGACGAATATCTGCGTACTCAGGACATAGATAAAGCCGTTGGCGAATATAGGGACGCCACATCAGGACTTTATGGCGGCGATAAACAATCGAGACACGCTACTGAATTGATTATCGAACACGCAAAGAGCCGCCCAGATTGGCCATTGAAAGCAACTGCCAAGCCCGCCCCGACCGTAACTACCCCCCAGGGCGAGACAGTAGCCCGACCCGCCCCGTCCCCAGGGGATAAAGCTGCGAAGAAGGTGGAACCATCCGATGAAGGAATAACATCAAAGGCGTATAAAACAGTTTCGGATGTTCTTGCAAACAAAAATATAACCGACGACACGCTAACATTCTATCCGCTCCGCAGAATCATACGAGAGGCTTACGGGATAGAAATAGGTATGCCCGATATTCTGACTCAAGAAAATATCGACTCTGCCCTTGGAAACGAAAACGAAACCAAAAAGAAACTTGCAACGGCATTATTCCGGCATTTGGCAGAGCAAGAAGGTGTGGATGCTGAGGGTATAATAGGGCCATTATCTGCTTTAACGCAGCAAGGCAAAATTAAAGCGCTGGAAGAGACTGCACTTCTCGCCGAACAAATCCACGAAAACGTCAAGAAAAAAATAGGTGGGCAATCTCTTATACAGAAGCCCGCTCCGTCCCCAGGGGATAAAGCTGCGAAGAAGGTGTTGTATCACGTTACTCTAACTTCAAGGGTCAAAGATATTCAACAGGAAGGCATCATAGCGGGAAAACAAAAAGCAACCTACAAGGGCCAATTTGGAAAGAAATTGGTACAGCCTGGCACGATTTATACCTTTGAAAACTATGACGATGCTGTTCGTTGGGCAGCAAAGATGGAATATGATGTGGGTGAAAATACCAGTATTGTTAGAATCAATTCGACCGGAGTGCAATTAGAACAAGATGTCAATGCTCAAATACAAATGGGGCGTGGAAAAGCATACAAATCAAAGGCGATTTCTGCCGATAAAATCATAGATGTAATACCCTTGACGCCTGAAATGACGCAGGCAGTAGTTCAAACGCTTGGGGAAAAAGAGGGATTGATATATTCGCCGAAGCCCGCCCCGTTCCCAGGGGATAAAACTGCGGGGAAGGTAGAAGTATGGCAAATCCTCAATAGTCGCGGAAATCAAGTCGGGAAAACTACCTATTCGTCGCGCGAAGCCGCGCGGAAAGCCTTAGAGAAAAAAATCACGTCATCAGCAGGCCGGACGCAATTTTCAGTAGAGCAAGTTAAGCCCGCCCCTGCGCCAGAGGGGAAGGAGATAACACCGGACGAAAAGACCGTCATAACCAATAGCGAATCGGAGCAAGACCTTAAAAACCAGGCCGATAATCCTGAATTGCCCTATAATCACAATAAGGGTATGGTCATAATCCCGCCCCAAGTTGAGGAGGTGCTGGATTCACTTACAAGAGTGAAAGACGTTGCCAAAGGACTGCCGGGCGCGGTTCGGTACGCAATATACGGCGCGGCGGATTACGTCGAGAAACAGTACAAGATACCGGAAGGCGAGCAGCTTGCCCGAAGCATAAGGAGTATAGCCAGGAACGCCGATACCAGAGAGGCTACGCAGCTTCGCAGAATCAATAAGGACGCCGGTCTTAAAAAGCTGACTAAAGCTCAGAAGATTCTCCTCGTAAAAGAGGCACAAGGTCGGATTTCCCGCTCCAAAGTGCCCGAAAAGGTTATGCGAATCTCGGACGCCGTCCGACTTATTTACGACGAGGATATAGACGTTGCAAACAAGGCCGGTATCAAACGTAAAGTGGGCGGCACTTACAAAACGCTTACCAGAACAAGTAGGTGGATGGGCCAAATACCCAACCAGAAGGGTAGGCACATCCTGTATTGGGCGCGCCAAAAGGGGCTGGGCCATCCCCAGGTGGCGAAAGCGGCGGAAGATATGGTCGGAATGGGTTCGGCCAAAGACACTCAAGACGCCCTCGATAAAATGATAAAGCATCGGGAAATGTCCCACGTGAATGGAGCACTGAGGGGCGTTGACGGCAACCTCGAAAGTACAAGGGTATTACTGCCTGATTATATGGTCGAGTTCGATCCTGATATTATTCTGCCCAAGATACTTGGCACAAACGCCAAGATGATAGCCGCCGCCCAGGAGTGGGGCGTTCTTTACGAAGGCCAGCCGCCAACCTCCGGCGTACTATTCGGTAGTGAGCAGGAAATTGCGGCGGCGGAGCATCAAGGGCCGTTCAACTTTGATAGAGTCTGGCCGCTACTGGGCGCTATAAAGACTAAGTACGGCTCCGGCGATGCAAAGTCCGTCGAAAATTGGATAAGTACGACTTTTGGCCAGTCCAACGCTATTCCAAGCGGCGTGGAAATGGCCCTCGATTACCTAAGCAACGGACTAACGCGGCTAAAACTGAGCGGCGCAACCATCTCCGCCATACGCAACGGCTTTCAGGGATTTGGAAATACCTTTATGGTCTCGCCAAGCGACAGTCTGCGCTCCTTTTTACACGCTCTTGAAATTACAAAGGAAGGCAAGCGGATTTCAGAAATAGTCCGCCAGTCGGGCGCAATGTCGCACGCGAAAGAACTCGGCGAATTATTGGGCGGTAAAGACTTGCCCAAAGGAATGATTCCGTTTTTGGGCGCGGAGCATTGGAGTCAGAAAACGGCGGGCATTAGCGGTATTGTCCGGTTCAAGACCAACGTCCAGCGACTTGCCGCACTGCGCAAAGGCAGTACATTAGACAAGATACTCGTCCACTTGAAGCTATTATCCGTTAGACCGGAAGCGTACTTGACGGACTTATTGAAGAATAGAACGCTCGTAAATCCCATTACAGACGAGCAGTTGAACGAGTTTGTGCGCGGCAGAGCGCCTACTCTTGACGAAGTTCAGCAGTTTGCCTATAGGCTTGTTACCGACACCCAATTCCCAATGACTCTGGCGACCAGGCCGATTCCTTACGGCAATCCGGTGTTTCGCGTAGCTACCAAGTTCAAGTATTACGCCGTGAACCAGACCCGTTTAGTCTGGCGAGAAGCGATTTTACAGGCTCTGAAGGGCACGTTGGCCCCGCTATTGCAGTTTTTAATACGCAGTGCCCTGATCGGCGAGCTATGGAATCTGCTCAGAGACCTTGTTCGGGGCGGGGATAACTCTATCACTATGCAAATGATAACCAGAGAGGAAAAGCGCAACGCAAAAGACTTGACACTGGCGGTAGGCAACGATATTTTAGACGGTACGGGCATTGGCATTATTGGTGATTTAGGCTATGGAATAGGAACAACTATCGGTGGCGTAGTCGTAGGTACCGGACGAAACACAGCCAGTTGGCTGGCGGAGTCATTTGCGGGACATCCGGCAACGGCCACAAGGAAACTGGCTCGGCGGGAAGTGGTAATGCTCAAAGATGTTTCCGGCCTAATGAATCGGGCCGATGCCTGGTTCATAAACGGTAATAACAAGTATTTTGAGTATCAGCGCCTACGGGACAGGTCTTTTGATTTTCAAGACAAGAACAAAAAGACGCCCATGGGCGGCAAAATCAGCCAATACCTTCGCAAGGTCTTGCTAGGCCGGCCTTCGTACCCGTCCATTCTGCCCTACGAATACGCGGCACGGCAGGTAACGGTGGGCGATATTAGCGACGCGGCAAACTACTTGGCCGAACATATTAAAGACAACCCGGAAAAGAAGCGCAGCGAATTAAGGACTTCCATTGAAAGGTCGCGTAACCAGTACGCCCCGTTTGCCGGTCTCGCCGATAAGGACGTGGATAAGTTCTTAGCCCAGTTCGATCTCAAAACGCGAAGAGCGGCCAGGGAATTGCAAAGAAAATGGCTTGCCGACTATCGAAAGGCGACGAATCTTGCGTTTGAAAGAGCGGAGAAATAGCGCTTGACTTAAACTTTATTAGATGGGAAAAGTTAAAGAATGGAACACGAAGAACTATACGAGAAAATATGCAAGCCCGCCTTCGATGAGGTTTTAACTGAAATCCGAGACCTCAAAAAGCGGCTCTTCGTCGATAACGGCGAGAGTTCCATTCAGTCTCGTCTAAACAAACAGGATGGGGTTCTTAGGGTCTGGTGCTGGATAGTAGGCATTATCGGTGCGGCGGCACTGACCGGCTTTGCCGATGTAATTATGTCGAGATTCTTTTGACTTTTCATTACATCATCCTCCTCCGAATCGGGGAACAGATTCATAATCTTAGTACCCGATTTTTTCCACTTCCAGAAAGAATTTTGCTTGACGGCATCCTGTCTGCGCTGTAGTTTGAGCGGTATGAGCATTACTACCATAGTTAATAAAGTTCTCAATCCCCCCGGCCCGGCCTCTCACCTCTTGGTAGTGGTGCTCAGCCGTGGCCTGGGGGGCTTTTTAGCAAGGATGCTATATGACGGGCGGATGGGTTTGTAACTGGCGGCAGATAGAGGAGTGGGAATGGTACACGACTTCCAATATGGCACACTTGTTTCAACATCTAATCCGTAGGGCGAACCACAAGCCGAAAAAATGGCAGGGAATCGTCGTAGAACAAGGCCAACTGGTTACAAGCCAAACAAGCCTAAAAGTGCAAACGGGTATCTCGCGCCAGTCCTTACGCACTTGCCTCGATAGGCTAAAATCAACCGGCGAAATAACCATCCAGACAACCAACATTTATAGCCTCATAAGTATTTGTAATTACAAGACTTACCAAGACTACGATGATAAATCTAACCAAGTAACTAACCAACCAACTAACCAACGGCTAACCAGCGAGCAACCAGCAACTAACCAGCAACTAACCACAAACAACAATAATAACAATGGAACAATGACTAATAATGAGAACAAAAAGAAAAAACGGGCTTCGCCCTTTGTGCCTCCGACTCTTGAAGAAGTTAAGGCTTATTGCGCGGAGAATCATTACCAAGTCGATGCCGCCGAATTTATCAAGTATTATTCTTCCGCCGCCGACGGTGTATGGCGGGATCGGGACCTCAAGCCCGTGAAGAATTGGAAGCAGAAAATTATAGCCGTTTGGAGCAAAAATAATGGCCGAACCACAAAAACTCGGTCAAATACTGGCTTCGACTACGAAAATGAACCAGGTAGTATCGAAATACGAGCGTGAAGATTGTCCTGTCTGTGGGATTAAGCGCAAGCAGATTGTCTCAATCTACAAGACTTGCGATGTTTGCCACCGCAAGGAGTTCTTTGCTAAACTTCCGTTGGAACAACAAGAAGCATTTATTTCTGAGATAGTACGGCCTCGATATACGGCGGCTTTGCCTGAGCAGATTAGTGAGGGATTGTGGAAGCAACTCATCGGTGCGGCAGATAAGGGAGTGTACTTATGGGGCAAAACTGGTGTTGGGAAAACATACGCTTTAGCGGCCCTGGGGCGAACATTTATTTATGATGGTTTTGTGGTCAAGAAGATTTCGTTTGAGAAATTGTGTTTGATAATCCGAGATACGTTTCGGCCCGATAGTGGACGGTCAACTTGGGAAGTGATTGAACCTTATATTGAGTGCGACAAGTTGATTCTCGAAGATGTAAGTGTCGCTATTTCACCAGGCAAGCAAGAATCGGATTTCAGTTTACGTACTTTGCTGGTGATTTTAGATGAACGCAGCGAAGAATGGAAGGCGACTTTCATAACCGGGAACAAACCGCCGAGTGAATTGACTAAGGCTTTCGATGAGCGCATTACAAGCCGTCTCAAACAAGGTGAGATTATTCGGGTAACAGGAGAAGATCGCCGTGCATAAATGGGAATATACAGAGTATTTGAAAACGGCGCACTGGCAAAGTGTTAAAGGTGCGGCTCTAAAGCGCGCCAAGTACAAATGTTCAGTTTGTCGAAGTGAGGTAGAAACTCACGTTCATCACCTAAATTATGATAATCTGTGGGCAGAAAAACCCGAAGATTTAATAGTGCTGTGTGAATGTTGCCATACGCTTGAACACAATCGGCCCGAAGATATAGAGCCGCGTGCGTTGGCCATTATACAACGGATGCAACGAGATATGGATAGAGGGGAAGAGTTCGGCCTGACCCACCTGCCCGAACTCGTGAGGGCGAAGTATGAATAAAGGAGTACCCGCAATGACTAACATCCCCGGCGACGCGATAACGACGATGAAGGACTGGCCCGATGCTTGCTGCGATATATGCGTGACGAGTATGCCTGAGAAGAAAGACTTTCGGTGCGCTTGCGGGCGGGATGGCTTCGTAGATGCGGGAGAGAACGCCAAGAACCGCTACCCTTGCCAACTGTGCTGGTATAAACTACACAAGCCGGATTCGGCGGTAATTACATTACTTGAAAAGAAAGACGCATAAATAATTCTCATCCAGTTTGTCCATTTTATTTTTCCGTGCGCCGAGAGCAGATTATTTTCGTCTGTAAGTCTTGAAAAGTCAAAGAGTTATGAAACGTAGTCGGCGGCCCAGCTGAGAAAGTGCTTGCAAATCGGCGAAAAGTAACGTAAGATTTAATTAGCATTAAGGATGCCGTTTATGAATAGAACTGGACAGTTTAGAATCCCAAACAATAAGCCGAGCGCTCTCGCCCAGTTTCGATTTCGCATCCTTGATTCGTTAAGTGGGGGCCTCGGCTATCTTTTTACAAGCAATAATGGGGCGAGGTGCGAGGTGCGCACGGAACTTATTCGACGCAATCTTGGTATTGCCGTACCCGGATTGATGCCTGGCAATGAGTCGATAAAAAGCGGTACGGCGATTTTGCCGCTTTGCGGGTTCGATTCCCGTCCGCCCCGTCAATATAATCAGTTCCGGCGGCGGTGTAAGTATGATAACCCTTTTGGCCCGCAAGGGCCGGAAAGTGTGGCGCAGAAGTGTGGACGCCATATCGTGCCCAACGCAGTTTGGTACTTAAAACTATTTGATTTGCCAAGCGTTGCCGCCGCCGGTTTTTGAAAAAAAGAAGGAGTAGTTAATGAGTAATTTATTCGACTTCCTAAGCAGTATTAGCCGTTCCCACGCAAAGATGTATCGGGGGGATTTTGAGAGGCGACGACAAGTTGATAAGCAAGACGACGAGTATAAACAGCGCATTGAGTCTGAGGTTCTTCCGGCAAAGATGGCTGAGGACCTCGAATTGGAGCAGTAAATAATTACTTGCGGTAGCGTAGTAATGCCCGATGAACAGACATTGTTTAAGGTGGAAGATATTGTCATTGGGCCTCCGCCTCGACCAACTTGGTATATTGTCGTATCATACCGGCCCGGTGCGCAGTGGTTAGGAGGATGGGCAATGTGTAAGGAACAGTATTTATCACGAGATCGGGCCGGGGAAATTGCAGAAGAGCGTAAAGCCAGAGGGGATTTGTACATTTCGATATGGGAATTGCCTGGAACAATTCTAATGGCTCAGGGGAAGGAGTAACAATGTCCGACAGCGAATTTGAATTTATTTGCCCGGCCTGTGAATGGCAGACGGATGAGCCGCTAATCTGCGGGCACTGTTATGCGCGTGTATGCCGCAAGTGCGGCGAGCCACTAATTACTATTGAGGAATACCGCAAGGCCGAGAAGATTAACGCCGAGGACGCGGACCGAGAGGACAGAAGGTTAGGATTATGATTAAAACCGTACAGCAGCTTATCGACGAGGCGCTCGTCCGCCCAGAGCGGGAAGGCAGTGGAAAGTATAAACCAAGCAATTTTGGCCGATGCTACCGGATGCAGTATTGGGCGAGAAAGAATGAGCCGCAAAGCAATCCACCTGATGAGCGGACTCTCCGCGTATTCAAATGCGGCAATCACTTTGAGGAATGGGTGAAGTTGCAAATACTTAATACGGGGGAATGGATAGACGGCAACTCACCCGACCGGGTTATTGAGTGTGAGGACGTTAAGGGCTTCGCCGACCTGATTCGGGACAATGAAGTCGCCGACGTAAAGAGCCAAAACAGTCGGGCTTTTTGGTGGAAGGCGAAAGAAATCAAGGGCGGTCGGGACATTCGAGAAATCTGCTACCACAACTGGATGCAAGTTATGTACTACGTCCGAGAGTTGCACAAGCAGTTTGGGCGGCTTATCTTTATTTCAAAGGATGACCTGTGCATCGACGAGTACGTTCAGCCCTGGGACTACTACTGGTGCGAGCAACTTGATACGGAGTTGCAGGTTCTACGCGACTTTTGGGCTGACGGGATCCTTCCGCCCGCTGAGCCGAGGGCCTTTAAGAGCGCCAAGACGGGCGAATATGGGGAATGTTCTTATTGTAATTTTAGAACACTTTGTTGTGATTCCTCTTTGTAAAGTGTGCCATAGAAAGGTTGGGTAAATTATGAAACAGAAACTTAATCTACGAGTTATAGCTGAACTGAAGCCCAAAGAACAGGAACAATTTCAACGGTGGTCGCATTACCATCTATGCAAGTATCACCCACGCCCGGAGCAAATTCGGGCAATTCAGGAGCAAGACGAAGATGACGATTCACGAAGTACAAGTTAACGCTGCCGATCCGAAAGTAAAGACGGCCATTACCGGCACAATTACAGCCATTCAGGGCGCTGAGCAGACATCTTTCGGCCCGTGCCAGAAAGTGATATGCGACGGGCTGGCTGCGTCCTTCTGGCCGGGCAAGGGCCAACTCTTAACAGAGGCCGAGCTTCATAAGCCGATGCAGATAATGTGTAAGGCCAGGGTTTACCAGGGGCGCTTGGAATATAGTCTAAGCCGCCCATTTTCGGGCGGGGCGGGCGGGCGATTTGGCCGCTCACCGGCGGACTATACCCTCGAACGCGCCCAAAAGAACCGGGCAGTGGGCCTGAGCTATTGCCTCGAATACCTGAAATTGCCGCTCGACCAAGCGTATATGCGGGCGTTGCAGATAGCTCAGTTTATCGAGACGGGCCAAACGCCTTTTGTTGCTCCTCCCACTCCGTCCAAGCGCGAACCAGGCGAGGATGATCCGCAAGACTCGATTCCCTACTGAATATACAGCAGCATAGGCGCGGCGATAAAGGGGTATTTGCATGGACATTGTAACAATTCAGGAGGAGATTGAAAAGCGAATCGGCTGGCTCGATGAGTTGCTCAAACGCCTGACTGAGACGGGGACGGCCCTGGCCCTGGCCGAGGCGGAGTACGACCGAGACCTTGCCCTTGCCATGCTCGGTATTGAGCACGGATCGATCAAGGAAATCGACGGTGTGCCTATCGGCAAGGTAACAACTACTACCTTGCGGGACAAGGCGAAGGGCGTCTGCTGGCAAGCAAGGCTCAAGCTGGCTCAGGCCGAGGCGATGCATAAGGGTACAAGGGCTAAGATAGAGACCGTCTCGGCGCAATTGAATGCGTTTCAATCAATCTATCGCCACAGTGAATTATCGGCGAAAATGACGTAATGACAAAAGAAGACGTTATGAAGTGTGGTTAATGACAAAAGAATATGAAGTTTGGTTTAAGTATGAATGCCCAGAATGCAAAAGAACGAACTGGATTTATATGAGCCGAGAGCCGGAAGTTGATTTGTCAAAACTTGACGTGGACGGGTTCAGGTGCTGGAGTTGTGGTGCTGAAACTTGGCTTGATGAAGATAAAGATTTTCAAGAGTTTATGATAGATGGTGCGGAGAAGGTATGAAGTCTTGCTCGCAATGACTTTTTTTGAGGAGAATAGACAATGGAAAGCCAAATGACAATGAAGTGGGGGCCGTCAGAGCTAATTTTAGAGCTAATTAAGGATCCCATATTGTCCCATGCAATATCCGACATATACAAACTCGAAGCCGAGAACTCGCAACTAAAAGAGGCGGGTTTAGGCTACTCGCAGCAGACCGTTGACGCCTTGACTGCGGAGCGTGATAAGCTGTTGGCCGAGAACGTGCGGCTGAAAGAGATAATATCGGAAGCGGTTCTTTTGATGGACGATGAACCTATGAAAAAGGAGCTTGAAAAGGCTCTGAAAACATAGGAGACTATGGCAACTATGGACGAACTACTTGATGCGGCAAATCGCTGTGGTATGCACATCCAACAACTTGAAGCCGAGAACGCGCGGCTGAAGGATTTTGCTCAATATGTGCTGGACCACACTTGGCAAACGTGCAATGTCGGTGTGGTTATGGGCAATACGAGTCCTGAAACGTTGCGCTTGAAAGCCGAACAAGCCCTTTATTAAGGCTTGCTTCCGGCCGGAGCACTGGCTCGACATGGCTGCGCCGTGATTCCCGTATGCAAGAAATGCCATCGTCAAATACATAGACGGTTAAGAGAGGCGATTTGAAAGGATAAGAGACTATGCAATTTACCCCAGTCGCAACGATAATTTTGCATCGCCCCGATGAATGGAGAGAAATCGCCAAATGGCTGCGCCGGCAAGCAAGTTATGTAGCCAAACAAAAAGACAATTTTACAGAACATGCCCCACTCATTCTGCAACTGCCGGAGAAAACAAAGGAGAAATAATGCAACAACGCGAACACGAATTGATAACGCCGTGCGTGGCAAAAGCGGCGGGGTATTCCGACGATGACGCAAAGCGACGATTAAATTTTATTGGAAATATCTTGACGCCAAGCGTATAAAGATTATGATTTCTAATATGCTGAACACTCGAACAATCTTTAGAAACGACACCGACCGCGCAGGCGAAATATCCTTACGGGTGTTCAGCCGCTTGCCGGTCGGTTCGCTTTTAAGGTGTTGCAAGATGAAACTCATACCTCTTACGCAAGGTCAGTTTGCAATCGTCGATGATGAAGATTATCAGTGGTTATCGCAATGGAAATGGCACGCAAGAAAACATGGTAATGCTTATTATGCTGTCCGAGACGTTCGCCAAAATGAGAAACGCAAATTGATTCGGATGCACCGAGAAATTTTAAGGCCGCCACAAGGGAAAGAGACTGACCATAAAGATGGTGATGGGTTGAATAATTGCCGTGATAACCTGCGTATGGCAACTCACGCACAGAATATGGCAAATCAACGGAAAGCACGGGGAAAGTCTTCAAAATTCAAGGGCGTGAATTGGTGCAAAAGAGAGCAAAAATGGCATGTCAAGATTTGTGTCAACAACAAAGCAATGTTTTTAGGTTATTACAAGAGCGAAGAAGAAGGGGCCCAAATATACGATGCGGCGGCAATAGCATATTTTCGTGGATTCGCCCGTACAAACTTTTAAGGAGTTATCCCTATGGCTCAAAAGGATATACACGCATACGGCACACTCGCGATTGCCAAAGCCGCAGGTTATTCAGATGAGGATGCTCTGTTATTGGCGTGGAGCAATACCGAAACGGATAAAAGTTTACAAGTAACTTGGCGGAATGTGATTTGGAGCAATCTTGGTTTATATTTTCACTTTGTGCCGTCAAATCCGAAAGACTTGATATGCCGTCCTGACTCGGAATTGTGCAAGCGGATAATAGCTTCTGTAGCGGTATCGAAGCCGCAAACTTGGCGGCATTATATGGCTCAAGACCTTATCGCTCTCGGCATCGCCCTTCATAGTGTCGTTCAAGACCCATATTTTCATAATGGATGGACAGGCAAGTTCTCTCGGCACAACGTCTTACCCGCCTGGGCTAATGACAAGTTTACGCCGAGCCTGCCTTTTCCTTACGGCCACAGTCCAAAGGGTAGAGAGCCGGATATTGCAAACGCGACTTGGTACGATCCGCGCACGAATAGTCGAATAGTCAATATCGAACGGGTCGAGGCCGCTCTGGACGCAACTGCGGTTGCTCTGGGCGGGAACCGAGTTTGTGCGATTGACGAGATAGCGGTGATATTCCGTCGCATTCAAGATTACGAGGCCCGTAAGCAGGCGTTGCGGGAATTGGTGGGTTTGCCCGATTTGCGATTCTCTGATATTCGCAGGGAAATGCTTGCCAAGTACGGCAAGGAGTATAGGCAGGCGGCGGCAAACCAAGTCGCAATAGTCAAAGGATTTTTGAAAGGAGAAAGCCCATTACGGAATCCGTAGGTCTGAACATCTTCAACGATGAAGTTGTTGGCATCGACCGTTGTTACGCCCGTCCCATTGCAAGACGCCAACTCCACTTTATTCGAGCCGAAGATTAGCCCGAAAGTGTCTCCGGTCTAATTTATTGAAAAGGAGAATATAATGGGATACACTCCTCAGACACCAATTGCTAATACATTATGGGATATTGGCGACGAGAGTTCGCTCAATAAAGCGGAAAAAACCTCATTGCGGTTGATTGCGAAAGAGTATGATCTCTTATATGCGGCCCTTGAAGCGATATGGCCGTTCATCGAGGACGAATTTCCGAAAGGAACGGGACCGGATCACGGGACTTGCGCCACGGAAGAATACCGAAAAGCGGCGGCGCTGGTCAAGGCGGCATTGAGAAAGGGCAAGAATGGCAAAACATAAAGGAGAATAAGGAGAATAAGGAGAATGAGGCGAATGACAAAAAAACGGGCTTGGGTCTGGTGCTCCAAATATATTCGTTTGAGGGATGCGGTGGAGTTTCATTGTCGGCATCCTGCCTTTGCCTTTGGTTACGTCGCTTGTTGTACCTGCGGAACGATAATAACGTGGAATAAGAATTGTGACGCCGGACATTTTATCTCACGGGGAATAGGCGGGTCGAGCGGGGTTTATTTCGATGAGCGGAACATCCACGCACAATGCAAAGGTTGTAACGCTTGGCGGCAGGGCAATCCTTTGGCTTACCGAAAATTCATGCTGGGAAAATATGGCGAAGAAACGATAAATGAGTTATGGCTGCGTCATCGGTGTAATAAGAACGACGCACGAGCAATCGCAGGTTATGAATTATATTACAAGAGTGAGTATAATAAATTGGAGGAGGAGTATCTGAAATTATGAGGCAAATTAAAGGTATTAGTCACATACATGGAAAAGTTGAGACTGAGCAGAGAGGCAATGATATTTTATTGTGGGGTCTTTATATGGGTATTTACGGTGAGAAGGAGAAGGAATTGTTGTGGATGAATCCAAGTGACGCCATAATGAATGGTTGCAAAGCGGCTTTGGCGGCCGGGCCGGTTGACTTGCGCGTGGACGGGCCGCCTGAGTTAGAACACGAACAGTACTTCTACAGGAAAATATGACATATGACATATGACATGAAACTTGACTGGCTGGAAATCTGGCGCGAGTTCGACGAATGGTTTGATAATCCGCGAGCCATATGCCAGGATGAATGGCTCGCTCAAAAACGGGCCATACAACGTATTGTAAATAAAGAAGTGAAGCAAGCGTATCGTAATGCCGAACGGAAAGGAAGGCGAAATGGAAAAGTGGATTGCGCTAATGGAATTGATTGTTAGCACGTGGCCGTTGATCAAAATGTTATTGGACGCCATTACGGATCCGGCAGCGAAGAAGGCCGCCGAGGTTAAAGTATCGGCGGCGTGGAGTGCAATGTTGACCGATGCAATGAAGGCATAGGAAAGAAAGGCAAGTTTAAGTCTGGGGTTGCTTTAATTCTGCAACTGCCTGTTTGCCCTCAAAGACTTTCCAGTTCTTTGAACGCTCCTCGATAGAACCGTTGTCGTCGAATTGCTCTGGCGATGCTTTCCGCCCCCGATGAGAGAGGCGCATAAAAAAGGGCCATCCCTGGCCCCAGGCAGACAATCCCTTACTTTCAGGAAGTTGGCTCAATAGTCCACGCCGGCGATTGGTGCGGTTCATGGGCGGCGGTAGCCGTATTATCCTTGAGGCATACCGCCCTTTTAACGCCGGTGGCGGCGCGAACCCACGTCAAAGCCTCGGGATATGTGTTGAATACATGGCATTGCAACTGCTTGCCGCCACAATATGTTGTGGCTATAACTTTCCTCATTTTCAATACTCCTACTACCCTTAAAACCCAGCCCTATCGAGAAGATGTACTAACTCAGTGCGTTGCTCGGGTGTTATATTATTCCGGGTGTCGAACCACTGGAGCACAATATCAAATGACGTGAAGTCATACGAACATATTGGGCAAAGCCCGGTATCGGCAAGTGTCTCAGGCTCGAATATGCAGCCACATTTCGGACATTGTATAATCATAGATTTTTACTCCTACAGGCCAGGGCTGCAAGCCCCGGCGGTTAGTCATAATATCCGGCCTGCCGTTACTGCTGTCCGAGACGGGCTTAATCACCGTCGTTACGCAGCATAGGGCGGCAAGCCGGGCGGGGCGGCTTTGACAGGCCTATTCACAGATGAGATCAAGAACATTTATACCATTTTTGCGGTCATCAGGCGTTATATCACAATCACTTAGGTCGCCCCGCACGTCGCTTAGGTCGCCCCACACGCCGCCCCACACGCCGCTTAGGTCGCCCCACACGCCGGGCGGTGGTCCGTTGATGTGGCTCTCTCGATGTCGGCAGTTTTGTCCGCTATTCGCGCTCATAGTTTATCTCCTAAAGTCATCGTTCCTGTTTCTACCGCCTGCAACATAGCTCTACAGTTGTTCTTACAGTCCTGAGCAAGCCGATAATATGCCTGATCCGGTTTGCCGTCCAGGTTCTCAAGCCCAGCGATCCGTTTAACGTGGGCGGCGAATATCTTGGCGAGGCCCTGAGTCGTTAAGGCAATTTCGATGCACCTGCTTGTCAAAGGCGCGGCGTCGGTTTTGTCCTCGAACATCACAAGCTGATTTTCCCGTGTGGTTGTAAAGATGAAAACGCAATGTTTGGGTATGCGTTCCAAGATTCCGAGTAGCCGTCTCATAGCGGCCCGGCGAAGCCCGTGCGCCTCTTCGATAATAAAGCATCGGCCCCCCTTCCCGCCGCCATATAGTTGCATTGTACGCTCCAGGCTGTCGAGCTCCGTCGTCGTTAGTGCGTCCGCACTATCATACTGCTGAATGAACCAGTCGTCCGCACCTATTCTGGCGATAATCCGGGCAAGCGAACTTTTACCTGTACCCGACGCCCCACTAATGAACCAGGCTCGGCCTCCCCAGCCGGTTTTCAGCACCTTTTCTATTGCTTTCACGGCCTTGCCCTGGCCAAGCACGTCTTCAAACCGAACCGGTCTGTACTTTTCATACAGTTGCATTAGATAGTCTCCTCAAACAGTTTTCAACGGCTTGCCAATTATCTGTTAAGTAGGCATTGAAAGCAACCACATCCAAGTCGTTCCATTCATCGTCGGCTAGTTTGTCGATAACTACGTCATACTGTTTTGCCAACACGAACAGCTTTTGAATTTTCTGTTTGCCTGTCATAATTCATCCTCTCGGATGCGCCCTAAACTCGACGCAGTTGTTTTGGTTGTCTTTGTTTCGTTGTAGAATTCCCGCCGCGACGCCTTGTGCCAATTCGCTATTGGATTGTAGTAGCTTTTCTTGGTCAAAGCTCTCCGGGTTGTTATACCCGGCCGCAAAACCTTTTCGATATGCGAAGTTCTGTGTCATAAATCATCCCTAAAATGGGCGTCCCTGCCCGGTTTGCGATCCGTCTATTTGCTCTAACAGCACACGCCCTCGGCCCGCTCCGCACAAGCTCCGGGCAAGGGCTATCATTTCGGCGGCTGTAGCAAGGCCCATAGAGCCGGATTAGAGTCGGCTGTTATCTGTGAGACCTTAACAGGCTCTACTACAGTCATACACTTGTCGCAGGCTTCCCCCGAATCGTTGCAGAACGTACAAGGAAAGTGCGGAACATTGTCTAAAGTATTCATCTTGCGTACTCCTAAAATGGCCCATTCCTGGGCCGGTTGACGATCCGTCTAAGTTTCGTAGCTCCAATGACCGTTTTGCTCCATGTAGATTTTTGCCGTAGTCCAGCCTGCTCTGCCCAACTCGCGCGCTTTGATATGATCGCCCAAAACCACGAGCAATTTGTCAAGCGTACTCCGTGTTTCTTTTACTGCCGGGCGCAGGCCCTTCTGTACACGGCGGCTTTTCCGTGCCGGATTTAATACCTTCATCTTACATACTCCTAAAATTGCGGCCCCGGGCCCGGCGACGAACCTGAGAGGGGAATGTGCCGAACCGCGAGGCCGCTAAGTGTGTTTCATTTGAAATTCTCAGGTTCATCATAATATTATCATAAACTAACCACGCGGCATAGTCAAGGAAAAAACAAACAAAGAAACAAGATAACTTAACAGAGAATGGGTAAGCCGTTGTATTATAAAGACTTATGGCGGGCGAAGAATCTATTTGGGCAGAGTGAAATCTTTTTTTATTTCTACTTGACTCGGCGGTTTGATGTGCGTAAAGTGGTGGATGACAGGCAGGCTCGTGCCTGTTCTTGACAGTCTTTACGGGCCTTGCCTGCCTTATAATAGGTGATTGCGGCCGTTAAGCCGACGAGGCAGCAGCAGGGAACCATGGGTAGGGCAAAGATATATACTCGCAGGAATGAGCGAAAACGGCACAAAGAGAATAACCCTTCCAGACTATTATCCTTGCATTGAAATATTAAGTTAGGCAACACGAACGCGGAGCAAACAAATAGCGGAGCCAAATAAGCGCGGAGACTAAATGGTTAGAACAACGACTAATGCACCTGTAGATATTGGAGACTACCCCGAAAGTAGTAAACCTAACAGGTTAGTTATAGAAAGTGTAAAGCAAGGCAAAACAAGCCATAAGGAGCCACAAGCGCATAAAAAAAGCAGAGGGAGTAAGACCAGCCATTACACTGAAGGGACTACAAGGCTGAGGGAGCTATAGAGATGAGGGGGCTATGCCCTCCATTCATACCAGCGAAGACATGCCTCCTGCCCATTTTAAGTTAGTACAGGCAGCCTTAAAAGGCAGGGTACGGCAGGGTGTAGGTGGAGTGCAGAGGGTGGGTAGGGGCAATAGGAGTTACCCTTAACCCATGTTCGGATTTTTGCACAAATTTTACATAAGAATTTACGGTATAAGGGGTTAGGTATGTACAAGGACAAGGGAAGGCAGGTGGCAGCAAGTAAGGAACGGATGCGGCGTTATCGGGAGCGGAGGGGTGTAACGCTGGAAGGCGTAACAAAACAGGGTGTAACAGTATCGATGGATGTTACACCTAAGGACTGTAGATGTCGTCATTGTCGGAACAACGAGGCCTCGGGTGGTACGATGGTATTGAACCACGGGTCGTACAAGCGTGCGGACCAGCTTGGCGTGGGGGAGTTTAATCGGGTGAGTTTGCCTGGTGATGGGGACTTTTCAGTAGAAGGTCGTCGGTATGATAGTCGGTCGACGAATGTGAGCAATCACAGCAAGGCGGGGGTGGCGTTGTTAAGGCACTTGCAGACACATAGCATTTCTGAGCTTGAGGGTGAGGGCTACTGGGTACCAACCTGGAAGCACAAAGAGGAATTAGCAGGGTCTGTCTGAGGCGAAGTACGGAGCACAAAGGTGAATTTTCCCAAGATATTGCAGGTAGATGGCAAGTTAAACAATCGGCGGGCTCATCGAAGTTCGGCGTTATATGACAGGGTTCATTTTCCTGGTGTAGCGGCGAAGTTAACTGCTTGCGGGTTCACTCGGAGCGAGTTGGGTTACGTTTTAGGTGTTAGTGAGACTACGGTAGCAAACTGGTTGCGTGAACATCCTGAGTTTGCTGCGGCGATAGCGGATGCTCAGGAGAGCACGGTGAAGTTTTTAGTAGCTCAGGCGATGCGCAGCGCGGTGGGTTACGAGTACGTGGAGAGCAGGCGTAGTTTTAGGATTATTGAGGGTAAGCGGGTTCAGGTAGGGGAGGAGAGTTGGACGCGGGTTCGTGAGCCTTCTGAGGCTCTTTTGATGTTCTTAATGATAAATATGAGTAAGGGTCAGTTTAAGAACACGCGGTTTATTGAGACTAAGAGTACGAGTGTAAGCGCGAATTTAGATGTTCGGGGCGAGTTAGAGGCTGAGGAGATACGGAAGTTGGCGGGCAAGTTGAGTATTATAGCGGATGATAGGGAGAGAGTTGGAAGCACTATCCAAAATCGAGACTCCGGCGGAGTTCTGGTCGAAGATACCGAGGGAGCAGAGCGCGAACCTGCTATTTAGGGCCGATTTGCACAGGGTTTTAGGCTCTGATACGGGTGCAAGGCGGGCGTTTCTGGAGATGTGCTATGCGCACCCGCAGATTGCTTTCGACACTTTATTTTGGGGTTACGATCCGCGTAAGCCGCCTTTCGAGCGGAATAGTCCGTTCATTTTAAGGCCTGCGCAGATAGGGGCGGTGGATGCCTTGAGGGGTGCTATAGCCGGTGGGCGGGACTTACTATTCGAGAAGAGCAGGGACGAGGGCGCTACTGAGCTTATTATCAAGTTTTACACCCTGTACTTTTTAATAGCGGGCGAGAGCGGTTTTCTGGTGGGTTCGCGGAAGGAGGAGTTAGTTGATAAGGCCACTGAGATTAGGGGTTCTAAGGTACTCGGCGACCATAAGTGCTTATTTTACAAGATATTATACACGATAGCGACGCTGCCTTTATGGCTGCGGCCCAGGATAGAGAAGCAGCATTTACACGTAGTTAATTTAGGCAATGGCAGTGTGATAGACGGCGAGAGCACGAACGAGAGTTTCGGGGCCGGGGACAGGAGACTGTCGGTAATGATAGACGAGTTTGGGCGCATAGACCCTAAGATAGCTCAGAGTATTCGGGAGACTTTAAGCGATACTACCAACTGCGTGATATACAACAGCACGCACTTTTACGGGCGGGGCCACCCGTTTGCCAGGTTGTGCACGGGCGGGAAGGTGAAGGTAGTTAAGCTGCCCTGGCACGTTAATCCGGTGAAGAACGCGGGTCTATACTTTAGTCCCGACCTGAACAAGGTGGCAATTAAGGACGTTGACTATTACAAGAGCCGGTTTCCACTGATTGCCTTTAATTCTGAGGTTAGCCGCTATTCGGATTTGGAGAATTCGATGTTCTTGCGGTATCCAGAGGCCGAGTTCGGAATGGTTGCGGACGGGAAGGGCAATCTTCGCAGTCCCTGGTACGATAGGGAGGTGGCCCGCCGGGACAGAAGGGACGTGGCCCAGAATATCGATTGCAGTCCCGTAGGGGCGGGCGATATGTTCTTCGACCCGGAGGTTATCTCACTTCAGCGTCAGCAATTCGCCCGGAAGTCCGACTATTTAGGGGACGTTGTTTATGAGACTCACAAGCGGTACGGACTGTCCGATATTCGGTTCCTGCCCGACGGCGGGCGGAGGAGACTGTCCTGGTGGGGCGAGTTGCCCGACCTTCGTCCTGTTCAGAGATATAACTACGTCGTATCTTGCGACGTTGCGATGGGAACGGGGGCGTCGAATTCGGTTGCTAAGGTCTATAGCGTTAACGAGTCGCAATTAGTAGGCATATTCGTTAGTCCGTTTATTGCTCCTGAAGAGTTTGCCGAATACGTAGTGGCCTTGTGCCATTGGGTAGGCGGTTCTTCCGGGCGCCCGTACCTGATTTGGGAGGGTACGGGCCCAGGCCAGGCTTTCGAGAGCCGAATCGTGCAGTTGGACTATACGTTTATCTACCATGAGCGGGACGAGCGGGCCGAAGTGCGCAAGAAGAAGACTCGGCGCGGCTGGTTTAGTAACCGCGAGATTAAGTATGACCTGCTTTTAGGTCTCAGGGCTGCGCTCGGCAACGGCCTGAAAAAGAACCTTCGCCCCGCTCTTATCGTACCCGACGAGGAAACGCTCAGGGAATACGAAGACTACGTTTTCTTCGAGAATGGGGACATCAACAGCACAATGACCATGGACGATACGAGTGGCGCGAGGCTGGCGCACGGCGACAGGGTCATTCCAGACGGCTTGTACGTATTGGCTCTGACTTACCAGCCCAAGGCGCTGGTTTTAGAGGCCGAGCAGAACGTTGCGAGTCTCGCCTGGCGGTGGCGGCAGGCGGAAAAAGTTAAGGAAACTGCGGACGAGCCCTGGCTGCTGGCAGAGAAATAGGGAGTCTTGAGTCTTGAGTCTTGGGTCTTGAGTCTTGGGTCTTGAGTCTTGGGTCTTGGGTCTTGGGTCTTGATATGGTTAAGAATAGAATAGACGAGCCGGATAAGAAAAGGCCGTTTCCCGCGCGGCTTCAGGCGGCTGTTTCGGCCTGGCAGAGTTATACCAGGGATATGCGCGACTGCCGCAAGCGCATGCTCGTCCACTATGCGAACGACTGGTATCAGGGCGGGCGCAAAGACGCCCGGACGCCCCAGCCGCTTAACTTGATAGACAGGGCCGTTCAGATAATTGCGCCCTTCTTAGTCTCTAAGAACCCCCGCGCCATGATAATGCCGAGGATGGGTCTTAACAATCCCAACGTAGCGTCCTTTTCGAGGACGCTCGAATTGGCTCTTGCGCACCTGTTCGACGAGATAAAGTTCGCCGAGAATACGCTGCGGCCGATGGTAATACAGAGTTTGTTCGGGATGGGCATTGTTAAGACGGGTATAATGCATTCGCATCAGGTGGAAATCCTGGGGCATCTGCACGACGTTGGCCAGCCTTATTCTGATATTATCGACTTCGACGATTACATCGGCGACGTAGCCGCCCGGAACAGGCAGGAGATGCGGCTTGAGGGCCACAAGTACAGGCTTCCTTTATGGTACATTAGGGATTCCGGCTTATATAAGAACTTCGACCGGCTCAAGCCCGATTTGCGGCTGTACGGCGACGATACCCGGCCCGAAACGATCGCTAAGGACGAGACGGCGCTGATGGAGTTTCGGGAATTGTACCCGTCCGTCGAGATGATGGATATTTGGATACCCATGGAGGACGTGGTAATTACTATTCCGCCGGACGGGCAGGGCGATAAGATTATGAGAACCGTCGATTGGGACGGGCCGGAGGGCGGACCGTTTGACGTGTTGGGCTATAGATACTTTCCCGATAGTATTATTCCAATTCCGCCCGTTTATACCTGGCTGGACCTTAATAAGATTATCAATCAGATAATATGCAAGATGAGAGACCAGTGCATGCGGGAGAAGACCATCGGAGTCTATCAGACTGGGGCCGACGAGGACGCTAAGAGGCTCAAGGACGCCGGGCACGGCGACATGGTAGGGGTCGCTACTCCTGAGAGCGTGAAGGAATTTACGTTTGGCGGGTTCAACGAGCAGTCGTTTCCGTTCGTGGGGTTCTTACTGTCCGAATTCGCCAAGACCGGCCCGAATATGGATATTACCGGCGGCAAGTCCGTTATGGCTAAGACGCTCGGCCAGGAGCAGATGCTCCAGGCTAACGCGGCCCGCGAAATAGACGATATGGTTCACCAGATGTACGAAACGACCAAGAGCATTATTAAGAAACTTGCGTGGTTCTTGTGGACTGATCCGCTTATCGTGCTGCCGTTGATAAAGCGGGTTATGGGCGTCGATTTGCAGGTCGAGTATTCGGAGTCGGCTAAAGAAGGCGACTTCTTCGATTATACCTTCGATATTGAACCGTACTCAATGATGAGAATGAACCCGGACGTGAAGTATCAGAAACTGTCTCAGTTTGTCACGGGCTACATCCTGCCCACCGCTCAAATAGCGGCCCAGCAGGGCACTGTTTTGAACGTGCCTGAACTTGCGAAAGAGTTTGCAAGGTATCTGAACGTTACCAATATGGGCGACTGGTATCAGAGCGTTATGCCCGCGATGCAGCAGCCGGGAATGAATCCATACCAACCAGGTGGGGGCAGTCCCAAAGTCGGTATGACCGACCAGCGTATGCCGGAAAATCAGGGCAGTAACATGAACAATATGCTTCAGCAGCAGAACAGGGTGCAGGGCAAGACTACGGCGGAATTATGAGAAGGCCAAAACTGGAAACTTTCATCGGATTCGTGCGAAAGTATCATAACGCGAGGCACATAGGCTTGAAGATGTTGTATCGGGACTTTCCGCCCGAAACGGACGAAGATAAGGACAAGTTGAAACGCGCTTGGGACGTAATTGCAAAGGAGATTAACAATGCCCCTAACGGCGAAGGGCGAGAAGGTGAAAGCCAAAATGGTGGAACATTACGGCAAGGAGAAGGGGGAGAAAGTGTTCTACGCCAGCCAGAACGCGAAGAAAATAACGGGGACGCACTTGACCCGCAAGAAAAAGAAGAAGTTGTATCGACGAAAGGCTAAATAACTCGGTTTGTGGCTGAGTCCTGACAGGAGTATCAATATGAAAATCGCAAAGGGTACAATGGACGATGTAACTATGAGTACCTTGCCGGGCGGCAGGTTTAGGCCAGGCCCGCCCCGCAGGAGAATAAGACCCGGCCTGCGAAGACGCAGAATTAACCCGAAACCGAGAATTCTGCCGATGGGCGGGCGGAATCTAAAAGAGGGAATCAAATAATGGCTGCCGAACTCGTTACTAAAATCTACGCCGAAGTTACCGGGCTGGGCAATGATAACCTCTTGTTTGGCCGGGCCGCCGCGTCGGATGTGCCTACCCAGGCGGGCGGGCCGCTCCAGCAGGTGGTTACTTCTACTGCGCAGCTCGACGTTATATCGGTCATTACCGGCCAGTTGATTATGCTGGGTATTAAGGCCCTGTCGAGCGGTCTGTATATCAATCCGACCGCCAGTACGCCTATGACTACCGCCTGCTGTTTCATACCGCAAGGCCAGATGAACTATTTTACCTATAAAACTACCACCTCCGTCCGGCCCTGGGTAGAGGCCCAGACGGCCCGCGCGGTCGCTGAGTACGTCTTTGCTGCGGTGTCGTAATTATGCCAATGTATAGCTATTTATGTTCAGGTTGCGGCGAGAGTTTCGACGATGTTTCGCCTCAGAAGCAGAGGCATTTGAAGCGCAAATGCCCGCACTGCGGCGGATGGGGCAAAAGGGACGTAAAGTCCGAGCTTGCCAAGTCCGGCAGGTTCAACGCAATGATGAAGGACAATCCGAGGAAGTCATGCGCGCTGGGTATAAATCCGGCGCAGATAGACGATTTTCATAGGACGTGGCCCTGGATGCGATTTGACGAACAGGGGAATTGCCTAATACAAAACAGACAGGAAAAATTGCGCGTTATGAAAGCCAGAGGGTATGACGAAATTGAGTAAGGACATTAGTTGGCTCTACGAAACCAAGCGATGTAGTTGTTGCGAACAGGAAAAGCCGTTAGATTGCTTTGCGCGACAGAGTAACGCCCCAACGGGGCTAAAATACGTTTGCCGAGAGTGCGACAACAAAAAGGGGCGTGATTATTACCGGGAGACTAAGGTAATATGGAAAGAAAAGTACAAAAAGAAACACCGCAAATCAATGCTGAAACATCACTATGGGATAACACCCGAACAGTATAACGCAATGTATGAAAGGCAGGGTGGTTGTTGCGCTATTTGCGGAAGGCATCAAAGTAAGTTTGCGAGAAGATTAACAGTTGACCACTGCCACGGAACTGGAAAGATTAGGGCGTTACTTTGTGGGAATTGCAATAATGGTTTGGGTTGTTATAAAGATGATCCTGAGCTTTTAATTAAAGCATACCAGTATTTACAAAAGTATTGAGTAAGGGAGAGCAAAATGGCTGAAGTATTAGATGATGTAATGTCCGCAAGTCTTGAGAGTAAGTACAACGAGATTATGGGCGAGCCGCGCGCGGACGTTAAAGATGAAGCCTACGCCGAGGAGAAGAAGGGCGACGAATACTTGGAAAAACTGGCGGAGAAAGAGAAGGACGAGGGACGAGGGGACGAAGGGCGAGGGGACGAAGGGACGAAAGACGAAAAAGAAGAAACTGCCGAGGAAAAAGGCCAAAAAGAGTTGTCCGAGCCTGCGGGCGTTGAGGACGAAACCGAGCCTGTTCCCGACAATCTTGTTAGGGCCGGTCGAGCCTACGGTCTCACGGACGAGACGATAATCGACTTATCGGAGAATCATCCGGACGCTTTAGAGGTGATGGCAAGGTCTTACGAGTGGCTTCAGGCGGGCAGTTTAATCGGCCCTGTGCCTGAAAAAGCCCCTCCCAAGCAGCCTGAAATACCCAAGTTGATGGATCGTATCTCCGTTGACGTGAGCGAACTCGATACTGACGCGGGGAAAACCATTAAAGGAATGGAATCGACCGTGAATAAGCTCGTGGACGCTAATAATGAATTGAAGAGAGAGCTTTTCGCCGTTCGGGGTGGCTTGCAAACTACGCAGGCAGCCGAGCAGGCGCGGAGAGTATCGTATATTGATAGTCTATTCGATAAGGTAGCCGAATTTCCCGAATTGGGCAGGACGGCTGCACTATCGACGAACCAGAAGGCCCTTAGGGGCGACGTTTACGATATGGCCGTTCGCTGGCAGAGGCGAGCCGGCGGGTCGTTTGAGGATAGTCTTGCGAAGGCTGCAAATAGCTTTCGCGGACTGTACGGCAGGGGCGCGGCCCCTGAAAGGAAGGAACGGGACGTAGTGGACAAGTTGAATCGTCGAAAGACGAAGTTCACCGCCCGGCCCACCGGCCAGAAAACGACTCAGAAATTCGCTAACTCCGACGAAAAGGCAATGTCCGCTATGGACGAAACGGGCAAAAAGCTCGACCTCTGGTAAAAACGACGGACGACGAAGTTCGTCCATCGTATTGCTTTTCCATAAGAAAGGAGGGAGTTTCTTATGGCATCAGGTGGTATTACTATAGACCAGGCTGTTGACCTGGGCGTAGCTACTATGAACGCTTTCGATCAGGACGCCGTTCAGATAGCTCTTAAACACCCCACCTATGAGGTAATCAATCGCTGGTTCGCCGGCGATAAGAAAATCCTCTCAGGCGGGAAGAAAGCGACGTGGGACCTGACGGTGAAAGACACCGGCAACGCGGGCCACGTCAATATGTTCGAGACTGATACCCCCAACGTTGCAAACGTCAACGTTGAGGGCGAGGTCAACTGGTGTCACGCCAAGAACTCGTTTACCTATTCGGTGGACGAACTGGCGATGAACCTTAACGATAAGACGCGAATCTTCAACTTGTTCAAGAACCGCAGGCAGAATTGCGCACGCGAGTTCGCGGACTTGCTCGAAGAGGCTGCTTGGAAGACTCCGGCGTCCTCAACGGATACGAAAGCGCCTTTCGGAATACCCGGCTGGCTCGTTCAGGCCGATACCTCGGTTGTTACCGGCGAATTTCAGGGCTATGTGGGTGACTATTCCGTTGCCGTTCTGAGTACGGAATCGGCGATGGCTACGGTCGGCGGGCTGGCTTGTACGAGTGCGACTAACGCGCGTTGGGCTAATTGGTACGCAAATCACAGCGACCAGTTGAACGATAGTCTGCTCGATAAGCTCGGCGAGGCGTTCAGAAAGACCAAGTTTATGACGCCCAAGATTGCGGGCCAGGCGATAGACCCGGAGAGCGGGTTCTCCAACTTCCGGCTCTATACCAATAACGAGGTTTTGAAGAATATCGAAGCCTACGCTCGCAAGAGTGACGACCGGCTTGGTGGCGACTTGGGCAAGTACGCGGGCAATACCGTCTATAAAGGCATCCCGTTTATCTACGTTGATAGTCTGGACGACGTCTCCATTTACGTTCGCGGCAAGAACCCCATCTACGGAGTGAACCATAATCACTTCTACCCGATGGTGCTCTCCGGCAAGAACTTCATCTGGGGCAAGCCTATTAACGACGTGAACCAGCACCTTGTCCTTACGGTTTATCTCGACTTGACTTACGCCTACGTCTGCGACAACCGCAGAACGGGCGGCTTTATGCTTTCAAATTGGGAAAATGCGTATTGATTTTGTCTGTTTTTACTAACGTTCGTTCCCGGAGTGCCCGGATGGGCGACGCCGGGGTAAAAGCCGAGTGAGGAGTAACGTAACTTGCTCGGCTTCTACGAAAGGAGTTTTTTATGTCTCAGGGTATTGTTGGTGGGGGCGGAGTCCTCACAAAAACCAGAAGGGTTTTCTATCGCACCGGTACGGCCAACGCGGGCTACGCGGTCAACTACAACTTCGACGCCGTTGATATAACGGCTGAAAGTGAAAGTTTGTCCGGCGCTACCGCTACCGACTGGTGCGACGCTCGGCGCGTTCAAGTCGAAGACCCGTCGTTTGAAAATAACCTGCACTTTGCAGGCGCTATCGACAAGGTTTCCGACGGGGTAGTCGGCCCGAACTGGATTTTAATACACGAGCCGGGCAGTATTTGCCAGATTCACGCGGCAATTACCGTTGACCATCGGGACGCCAGTGTAGCCAGTGCTAATGCGGGTACTATGCTGACCTTTGGTGTCTGCACGAACTCGGTTGGCGCGGCTCATACTACTGCTCCGTACATTAACGGTCAGTGGCAGAAGTACGGGCTTCCGGGCGAGGGTTCGGCTATGGTGCTTGAGGCGGCTACTACCGCTTCGGCTCTGATTATGGCCGAGCTAATGACCGGCCTGCCCTCCGGCGGACGCCAGTACATACCGATGTTGGCGACTGCGATTGCAGGCGTTACTATTACCTATCACGGGGTAACGTTCATATCGTCCGAGGCGGGATCGTCAGTGGTTGGCAGCGCCGTTATCGGCGCGGGCACGTTTATCGGCCAGCGCAAGATTATCGAAGTTGACGGTGCGCTTACGGGCGTTGGCTGGAAGGTAAGTTTTGCCAATGGGTTCACTCCGAACCTGTCGGCCGAATACCTGGCTAGTCCACCGCTTGTTGCCGCTACCGCCGTTACGCTCATTTCGGGCAGTTTCCTCGATATGAATTGGAATGGCACTAAGTGGCTTGTTCTGTCCGACCAGAAACTTACGTAAATGATGGCGGGTTAGGGGGGCTGGGGCGACTCAGTCCCCCAATTTTTTCCAGGGGGAACAAAATGAAGCTCAACATTCACAGTTGGGACAGAAGGGACTTTATCGGCATTATTCTAAGGTGCACGAAAGCCGAACGGGGCGCCGAGATAGGGGTCTTTACGGGCGAAATATCCGAACTACTACTCAGGGGTATGCCCGGCCTGAAGATGCGCCTTATCGACCCGTACAGGCAATTTCCCAAAGAGGTCTATGACGATATAGCCAACGACGACCAGGACGTTCAAGATGCCCGTTACGAGTACGTCTGCAAATTGTTCGCAAAAAATAAAAATGTCGAGATTTTGCGCTTGACGAGCGAGGAGGCCGCCCCGAAAATACCCGATGAAAGTCTGGACTTCGCCTATATCGACGCGAACCATTCTTATCAGTTTGTGAAAAGGGACATTGAACTATGGTGGCCTAAGGTGAAGCAGCACGGCATATTAGCGGGGCACGACTATCTTATTCCCGCCGTAGCCAACGCGGTAGTCAACTCAAATCTCTCCGAGGAAATCCACTGGCTTATGACGGCGGATATTTGGATGGTCGGAAAGGGTAAAGATGTTTTTACGTGAAAGGGGAATAATGATGATAGATGATGAAAAATGGCCGCCGGGTAAAATCATAATAAGTGGGGGTAAGGTGTTTGACCGGTGTGCAAACTGTGGCAAAATCGTTCAGGTGAACAAGGGGATATTCGGTTCTTTTCATCTTTGCGTTCCACAAGAAGAACGAGAAAATAATCGAAAGGGGAATAAATGCTAATCAGGCGGTATCAGGAAGAGCATCCGGAGAAAAATGCCGAATGGCGGAAGCGGTATCGAGAAAAGCATTGAGAAGAGATACGAAAGAGAAGCTGGGCGCGATATGCACTTTGGCGAAAAGATAATTCTAAAAAGCCGAAACAGCGGGGTAATTACTAATTATTTGAAAGGGGAACTTGATAATGCTACAAAAAATCTCTATTTTAACCAATTTACCCTCGCGCGATAAATCGACGGATGAGTATCTTGGTGAGGAGTTGCGCGATTTAGGCTATGAGGTGAACGTAACCGACTTCCTGCCCAAGAACCGGGAGCATATTCTGATTTACAAGCCGGATCTGGTCGTTTTGCCGGAGCCGCGATGCGAATATACCGTCGATTTTATCGAGACGATTCGTGCTTGGGGCATTAAGGTTGTCGTCAAGCGCTGCGAGGGCGGCACGGCGCGCGAAGCCTGGGACTTAATGGAGGAATCCGAACGAAAGACGGTAATGGGCACGTGGCCTTACTACTGCGACCTTGAAATAGTCTGGTCTAAAGACTTCGCGAATCTTGTCGCCGAGCACGGGCACACCCCGAAAGAGAAACTGTTCGTGGCGGGCGCACTGCCGTTTGACCCGTACTTTTACAATAAGTATCCTCAGCCGTCGCCGAATAGAAAGATACTGCTCTTTGCGCCCGGCTGGGGGCACGCGGACCGCAGCAGGAACTATAACGTACCCGAAGCCGACCCAGGCAGTCCCATCCACTCAGATGCTTTCGACCGGCACAACGAGGGGCGGACTAAATGGATTAAGATGATCCGCGAGGTCGGTAAGGTCTTGGAAAAAGAAGGTTGGGCAACTTTTATTCGTCCTAAGGTGGGTGAGATTCCGAGGGCCTATCAGGACGCGGTGGGCAAGTATTGCCGCCTTGCCCCGCCTAGTATTACTGAGAATGCCTTGTGGAATACGGACGTACTAATTCACGCGGGCAGTACAATGGCTATCGAGGCTCATCTGTGCGGAATACCGGCGTTCAGCTATTGCGGCGAGATAAACCAGGTCAAGGGCTATCAATTCCCTAAGGTCTCGCCTGAGTTGGAGACTATCGACGAGATAATCGACGCGGTGAGAACCGTCCAACTCTACCGTTCCAATGCAAATGATAAGGCGATTAGAAAGTTGGAGCAGGATTTCTATGGCACAATAGACGGCCACGCCTGTAAAAGGGCGGCTAAGGCAATTTCGATGATACCGTTGGGCAAATTGAAAGTGCCCTTCGCCTGGCCGCCGCCTAAACTGGATGGTGCCTACTATATCCCAAACGTCTGGCGGTTCATTATGCAATGGCAGTGCGAATGCTGCAAGAACACGAGCTTTTCGCCTCCGGGCGCAATTGAAAGTGGCAGCGGCGTTATCTCAGTAGCGTCGTCGGCGACAATGGAGGCTGGCAACGCGGAGATGATAAAGTGCCCCTGGTGCGGCATTGCATTAGCGAGGCGCTATCCCGACGAGTACATAATCAAAAAAGGCCCGCCGGTAATACCGGATAGGTTGCTTCTTGTACAGGGTGGAG